TGTTGCCGCAGGATTTGCATTTGTTGGTTCTTCAATAAAAACGTTTTTTCTATATGAAGATATTAATCTCAAAGCGATATCAATTTCTCTGTCATTAAAAGATATATTATTCATTATTCGTCTCCCCCTTAAGATATATCTGAGTAAAGTTTTAAAGCCTTATCAAAGTCCAATTCGTTTAATATAATCGCCTTTGGATATTCTTCTTTTATGAAACCTAACTGTGTTGCATAGTTATTGGCAGTCACTGTCATTTTTCTTAAATGTTTATCGGTTGACTTTAGTAATACTAAAATGTTGGTTCTTAATTTTCGTTTAAGGTCTCTTGAATCAACAAATTTATACAATTCTGTTTGACACCAATATTCCAAGTCCTGCTTTCTTGCGGCAGTGTCTTTAGAGTCATATCTTTCAAAAGTGTATGTTGGCATATGTTCTGAAATATAATTATCAACATTCTCTTTGTCTTGATATGTGAAACCCTCGTGAAGGTGAGCCATATCAGCACCACCTCTTCCACTATTGCTCACATACATTGCCTTTATGTTATCGACATATATATCAGCATTATAGCAGGGAGTTTCCTCTGATCCTGCCGCAAAGTATTTTATATTTTTTAATTCTATTTTCATTATTCGTCTCCCCAATCTCTAGTTTGAGCCGCCTTTTTGATTTCATGCATTTTATTAGTAAGCTGATGCATTCTTTTCCAAATCAAGGTAGCTTCATGGGCAGAAAACTTTGTGAAGTTTTTTCTGAAATTATCCGCAAGAATATCGATCATCTCGTTGGTTGTTTTAGCCACCATATCTTCTGTGGCTTTGTTTATATTGAAGTCCTTAGTCATTATGCCTCTCCCTTATTTGTGTAGGGAAACCGCCAAAATAGTGTCCCTACCTTGCGTATTTCCGACACTCTTTGGTCTTTGTCATAATATCTGACGTTAAGGATCTCAACTCCGGCATCAAATAAAGACTTAATATATTCTTCAGCTTCTGCCTGAGTATCTTCACATCCAACAAAAGATTTATGAATTGTTGTAACTTCGTATCTAATCATTTAGCCTCTCCTTTTTTGTTCGCTATGGAATATAACTATAAGTTATATATATAACTCTATAATACCTATTATTACCTTATATGCAAGTAATATTACGTAATAAACCTGACGAACTGTCGCTATAGGAGTCGCTATAGATCTAGTAATGTCAGCTAAATTAGGATAAAAAAAAACCACTGCTCTAGGCAAGTGGTTTAAATATGTCTTTGATTTATATAGGTTTTTTTGAGATAGTTGGTTGCGGGGGTAGGATTTGAACCTACGACCTTCAGGTTATGAGCCTGACGAAAACTGCGGTTTTCTGCCGTTTTTGGAGGGGGTGTCGCTATGAATGTCGCTATAAAATCCGAGTCGTAAAAAATCTACAGCGACTCAAATATGCCTGACGATTTGGTGGGAAATAGTGCTGCCTGACGAACTAATCTGATACTTTATTCATTCTTTCAATTAGTCTGTTGGCTCTGTTTGTGACTTGTTTATGCCATCTTGAGTCTTCCATTTGTATTGCTGCCTCTGTCCAATCTCTGTCCTTTATGGCGGCATTTAGTTTCTTAAAACCGGATAAACGTGGTCTACCCATATTATACATCATATTGCATAATATAAGCATTACTTCTTCAGGTAGTTCCTCAAAGTCATTATATAGGACTTTACACTCATCTATTGTCTTATAGATATCAACCTGAAAACAATTATTAACTCTTTCTTCAGATACCGGAGTACCAACTGGTTTATCATATTCTTCATCCCACTCTGTTATAAGGTGTCCAATTCCATGAGTTGGCAGAGAAAGATGATCGAGGTACACTTCATATTTGCACCCTTCATCTGATTTTATTTCTTCTCTTAATTTATCTATGTTCATGCCTTTTTCTTCTTTGGGAAACCCTTTTTCATATTTGAATAAGCTGCAGAACTAATCGTTGATTTTTTCTTTGTATTTGAAGTCTTGGCTTTCTTCTTTTGGTTAATATTGTAATACAATCCCTTCTTGGCAGTCTTGCCGGACTTGGTTTTGTGATATCCTTTTTTCATAAAAATCTCCTTGTTAATATTTCCATACTAATGTGTCATCACATTTAACATTAAGGTGTCCCCAGTCTTCTTCAGGCATAGGGTTATCTTTATTTAAATTTTGTAAATCCTTATATATTTCTCGTAACTTATGATTACCTTGACTTCTGTCCCCTTTGCATTCAGGACATAACTTTGCAATAGGTCTCTTGTATTTGACCGGTTTCATATCTGTGCCGCACTCAAGACAACTTGTTTGATCTATTTTAACAATTGGTCTAGCCATTATTTTTTCCTGTTAATAAGTTGTAATCCTTGCTTTCCAAAGCGGTATCCAAATGAACTACCAATAACGATGTAAAGCATATTGGAAAACCAAGCAGGAGTGTGTTGGTCTAAAAATATAAAACCTTCTTTTACGTATGGTTGTGTAAAAGGCAAAAAACAAGAAATTAGGATCCCACCAAAAACAAGAGTCCAAAATTCATCTTTTAGGGAGTCTCCCATATGATCGGTCAGCTTTTGTTCCTGCAACATTGTTGAGGTTGCCTCAGTCTCGTAGACCTTTGCCTCTGCCTTTGCACGAGCCACCTTAACGCTTGTTTCCGCCTTTGCCTTCTCCACACGACCATTGAGCCATGTACCGGCAAGGTTTCCAAGCACTCCTAAAACTTGGATCATTTTGTGTCCTTTTTGTTGATTATTGCATTACCTAAAACATAAGAAGAAATTATCCCCATTGAGGCAATCACCCAAGTGGATCCAATATTTGATAGATGATCTAAGCGGCTTATACTAATGAAATCAGGGATCATTAATATCCCAACAAACACAGTTACAGATATTGCATTGAACCATATCAACAACCGGATCTGATCTTCTTTTTTATCTTGATTTTCAAGTTTGATCATTCTCTCTTTAATCATCAACTCATGATCACTAACAACACCATCTTTGTTGGTGTCGAGGTGTGCATACATTGAATCAACTTGTAATCGTTTTTCTGTCATTTTATTAATATCTCGTTAAGACCAAAGCCTTCTAGTAAGACAAGTGTGAAGAACAAAAGTAAAATGCCACCTGCTATTAATTTTCCGCTGAAATTTGTTGACCCTATTTTAATAGCTACAAACTCATTTCCTAAAATTCTTAATGAAAGTTCAAAACTATTCTGTCCTATATCCACATTAACAATTTTGTTTTTATTTTCTGTCATTAATAAACTTTCACTTTGCTCTCATCCACCTGAGGTACAAGTTTGCACATACAATTATATTTCTGAGATCCATTTTCAGATTCTACTATTTGACCAGATAAATTTTCAGCATAATATGTACAATCGTTTACGTTTTTAAAATAAATCGATCCTGATGGCGTGGACTTTCCACTAGCTAATTCTAGGAAACAAGCCAAAACAAATGCAGTCATATCAATCCCTTCTTCTTAGCTATAACAAACAAGACAGTCACGACACCGGATAATAATGCAGTGATTAAAATGCCTAATATTACTTTGAGGATTACATCTTTAATATGCTCTTTACGTTTTTCAGCTTTAATTCTTGCATCTTTTCTATCTTTACGTGCCTTAGCACAAAACTGTATGTAGTCAGTGTAAAGATTTGCTCTGCCAAAGAGCTGCATATACTCTCGTAACTTTTCTTGTTTCACTCTTATGGATTCAAGAGCCATAAACTCCTCAAGATCATTGTCTGTCTTGCCTAAGAAGTTAGTCCATAGACTATTCTTTTTTTTGTATAAATCTTGTTTTAGTTTATCTTCAGCACCTACAAAATTAGCGATCGCCTGCCCTGCTGAACTTATTTCGGCACCATTTTCTAATGTTTTTTTTATTATTGCAAAAGCACTATTTGCTGCAATTAGCATTTCAAGCATAGTGCTACCTCACTTACTTAGAACCTTATCTATTTTATCTTCAAGTCGATGTAGTGCCTCCATTACACGACCTGACGTATCTCTGAGATCTTCTTTGGTGGAATATTCTTCTCTAGTTTTATTCAGCAGGATTTGTAGCCTTTTAACCTCTGCAAACATTTTGTTAAATGCCCAAGCAAAAGGCATCAATACAAGTGTTATAATTGCTGACCATAATGTTGAAACATCAAGTTCCATCAATCAGCCTCCTCTATTGTGTTGCCTTCAGTTATCCATTTTTGGATTTCTATAAAGTGTCTGTTTTTTTCATTTATTGGTACACCCATTACAATTCCATCTATAGTAGCAACTATATCTTTATTTATTATATCAGCACCCAATACTGTATTACGATATTTAGCTTTTGTTATTATCATTATTATCCCCTATAATTCTGCA